GACCCGTAAGGAGAAATGCGGGACAAACTCAAAAGTACGAGTAAAAGGTCGGTGGATTCCCCCTTACTTTCCCCAGATTATTAACGGGGGGAGGGGGGGAAGCCACCAAGACAAATCTAAAAGTACAAGTCTAATACTATGACTATAAGGACTATAAGAGAATCTTTAGAATTCAGAATGGAACAATATGGCCATTCCAAAATGAAGGCCGCGAAGGTTATGAAGATTTCCTACACCCATTTCTGGGAATTTATGGATGGCCTACGGAATCCCACAATGGCCCAGCTTCGCGCGTTTTATAAATATGGGATTCCCGGCGGGGCATTTAGAGGGCAAAAAATGAAATCTTTCGGTAAAGTAGTCAATAACGTATTCCAGAAGTATTGCCAAGAAGGGAAGCATTTTCTCCATCGCTTCGGAGGAGTTTCCGTGATTGACGCTGCCCTATGGGATAGTGTTAAAAATCGCGTTCACACGATTCAGATTTTTACCGATAAAGGTCGAGAGTTCACCGTAGAACGGAATGAGTTTGAGGCGTGGAAGCTAATCCTTGATTACGGGTATGGCCGCCAATACTATATTCCCCTTGATAAATGGAGAGTACGACAAATTGCGATTGCCGATGCCACAGGGAGCAGGCAAAGTACGCTATAAAACTATTCCGCAGGAGAAAGATTTTTGGTAAATTGTGTCCTATGTGCGCTTGCGAATTCAAAAAGGAGAAATCCTCCGGTGAGGTACAGCGACATAGAATCGCTAAATGAGGGCCGACTAAATTCCCCAGTTCGGCTCTAAAGTACGAGGTTGAAAGGGTGAAATACCCGATTTACTCGGAAATGCCGGACGAGTTTTACATTAAGTACATAAGGGAAGATTAAGGAGGCCCAGCCGGGTTCAAATCCCGGTTTCTCCGCAGATGGAACAAGCTAATTTCAAAAAATTTATAGAGGGAAAATCCAAGAATAATAATCTTATCCATTCTAAAGAACAGGCTCTCGCGGATGAAATTTGGAGGTATTTCGGAAAGAAAATATCTTTCGGATTTCTTTCGAGAGTCATCTTTGAGAAGGGATTCCAACCTGTCTATGAGTCATTTTTCGAGGTGAAGCAATCCAACGCGAGGAGCTTGAAGGGGCTTTTCCTTTGGAAAATCAAGCAACTTCCGGTTTATAAGTTATCCCCAAAATCACTTGACAAGATTATTGACAACGCTATAATAGAAGACATGGAAACCAAAGAGCGAAATATGCTTATTTATAGGGACAGAAAGATTGAGAAGCTTACTTTCGCGTCGATAGCGAAAAAGCATGGGATTACGAGACAAAGAGTAAAACAAATCGTTGATTTGCTTTACGAAAAACTTAACAAACCTGATGAACCTATTTAGAATAATTTGGGATTTATTTTTTGCGTTCAAGATTCTGATTGTTGACCATCCCGAAGAAGGAGCGCAGGCTATCAGGGTATTTAGAAAGAACAAAACCATAAAGTTCAAGAACCATTTCACGGGAGAATACTCGCTTGTAGTAGCAAATGATTCATATCTCATCCAGTCTTTCCTGAATTGCTTTATGGGAATTCTTCAGACCATTCAGAAGAACCACATGGAGTGTCCCGGAAGGAAAGAGGGGAAATGTATGCTCTACGACATATCATCCGACTTGCTTAATGTTATTGTTGTGGCAAGTCAGAAGCACGTGATTACTCCTAACGGAGAAATAATGAAGGTTAAAGATATTAGTCAAAAGTCGGAAATTCCAATTTCTTCCAATGAGCCTTCAAAAGAGAATACAGAAGAAAATAAAGCGTAAGCGCCAACATAAGGATTGGAAAAAAAGGAAAAATATCATCCTTCACGAAATCAAGGAAATCGAACACAGGAAGAGAAGAGGGTTCAGTATCAGGTTTCCGAAGTCGCGTAAGTTCCAGAAGCCAGTTTCTATTCCGGTTCGAGTCGTAAAGGTTGGGTGGTTCAGAATGTTGATTCAGAAAATAAAAAATATATTATGAAAAAGATAATTCGGGAAATCAAAGAAGGAGGATTCATCCAAGTCACGGTTTGTGATGAGCGGTGGTATATTAAGCAAACCGGCGAGGGGAACGTCTTCAAGCCTTCCGTGACGTGGCAGGCTGGTTCTTATCCAAAAGGAATCGGGTTTTATCGTTGGCTTGCGGAGAAGGGGTGGGACGAGGCTGAAGCCATTAAACAGGATGCCGGGGATAAGGGTTCTAAAGTCCATTCTGCCATTGTTGACCTTATCGACGGGAAAGAGGTTGTGGGGTTTGAATCCGAGGGAAAGCCCGCGTCTCTCTATAAGAATCCTACGACGGAAAAGGAAGAGTCATTGACTCTTGAGGAATACGAGTGTGTTATGTCGTTTTCTGATTGGTGGAATCAGGTGAAGCCCAAGACTATCACGCGGGAAATTATTGTTGACCAAGAAAATCATCGGGATGATTGTGAGATGAAAAAACTTGGTTCTCCCTATTGTTCCTGCTTGTATATGGGAACTGTGGATTGGGTGGGAATCATCGATAACGAGATTTGGCTTCTTGATTGGAAAACTTCCCAGAGCATTTGGCCGTCCTTTGAACTTCAGGTTTCCTCTTATCGACACGCCATTAAGGGTGTTATCATTGTGGAAAAACAAGGAGCCAAAAAGATAAAGGTCGGGAAGCCGGTTCAGCATATGGGAATTTTGCAGGTAGGGTATAAGAGAAACAAAGCCGGGTGGAAATTCACCGAGGTTGCCGACAAGTTTGACCTGTTCGGCGCAGCCCAGAAGATATGGTTCAATGAACATGGGGGCGAGAAGCCCTCGGTGAAGGATTATCCGGAATCGTTGTGCTTGGTTGAAAAAACTGTCGAAAAATCCGAAAAACAAACAACATGAAAACACTGAAAGTTATGGGAATTGTGGGAATAGTGCTTGCGGTGATAACCTTTATTTGTCTTGCGATGTACAATAATAGATACGAATACACAACAGCGATAGGATGGGCAGTGTACTCGGTTCTTTATCTTATAGCTTATTGCATAGTCGGGATAGTGCAAAGCCACAAATACTTTAATGCCAATAAATAAAGAAGAACTCGCGGAGACAATGGGTGAAGGAAATTTTCGCAATGTACAGGTTGCGAAGGTTCCGATAGTTCGTTTGAACGGTGAGACGGGGAAAGTGGTAAGGCAGGATATTGATGAGAATGGGAAATATCTTCCTCCGGAAGAAATCGGTAGTGATTTTTCCGGTGTGATTATAGCCATACGCAACCAGCTTTCGGAGTTCAATCCGAGTTATGTGAGAAGTTCTAATGAGTATGATTCTCCGAAAGAAATGCTCCGGTTATGGGAAGCACAGATTCTGAAAGGCGGGGGTGCGGGGAAGAGGACTCAAATTGCGGAGGGGTATCAAGGAATACTTCGGGAGAAGTACCAGATGCTCCGCTCCGTACGGTGGCTTTATATGCTTTCCAAGAATGAAGTCGTGAAGTTTAAGATACGGGGTTCCGGATTCACGAATCTCTTCGAGTTTTTCAAAGAGTTGGATAAGCAGAAGCTTCACTCATTTGAGGTGGTGACATCGATAGCCGCGAAAGAGGAATTCAATGACAAGCTTCGGAAGAAGTATTTCTCCCCGGAACTTAAGATTAGGATTAACGTGACCGAAGAACAACTTGAAATGATGGTTGCTCCGGCACTGAAAGAGTTTCACGAAAATCTGGCACAGGCCAAAAAGAGTTTTGCTTCCTCCATTCCTTTCACGGGGAGCGAGGCTCCAGTTGGAGACGAAGCTCCGCAGGAATCTCCCGAAGAAGTACCCATTATAGATGTCGGTGATGGGGAAGAACTTCCATTCTGATGATTGACGAAGACCTGAAAAAATCTCCGAAAGGATGGGCGGTTGTTTTTGAGAGGTTGTACCGCGACCGGGAGAAAATCCTTGTTCAAGATATTTCCATTAAAGGAAAGAAAAAGAGGTTCGTGAACGAGGGGGCTGTTTTCTTTTTGGGGGATTTGAAATGTGTCTTATCGATGTACGGGTTGAAATTCACTGTCTTTAATGCGAAATGAGCTACGCCAGCGCGAAAGGTTACGGTGGAGAAAAGGAGGTTGAGGAATTTCTCGATTCTATTTTCCGGCAGTTTGGGATTGAGTGGATGCGCGTCGGAGGTGTTGAGAAAAAAAAACGGGTATTTCCGGGGGATGTGGTGATAGACCCTCGCCGCTCTAAAAACGGGGAGAACTGCGTTCTTCGGGGATACCTTATCGAGTCGAAAAAACAGGCCAGCGTTCACTTATGGAGAGACGCGGACAAGGCAAGGGATGACGCGGCGTGGCACGGGCTGGGCAAATATATTCTCTTTGCCCAACTTCAAGCAAAGGGAGAAAAGGTAAGAGGTCGAAAGTTGGCAGTAATGGATTGGGATACGCTTGGTTCGTTGCTGACAGAAATTCAAGGATACAGAAATGAGATACCTCGTTGACGTTGGAAACACCAAAAAGGAAGATTTTGAAAACCTCATAGATACCGAGGGATTTAAGGTTGTCGATAAATACGAGCCGGTTGTCAAACTTCAGAGGGAAGTGGAAATGCTTGGAGTTCTTCTCAAGGAGTTCAAGCAGTCTGGTATTTCGTGGGATGTCTTTGTTTTTTATATGAAAGGAAAAGGATATTCTCTTGGTATTATCGAGAAGATGATGGGAGATGTCGGCGAGTTCTTCAAAAAATTGGGAATAAACTAATGTATAAAAAATGATGAAAAACAAAATACAACTTGGAGATAGGGTGAAAGACTCTATTACGGGGATAATTGGTATAGCGGTTGCAAGAACAGAGTGGTTGCACGGTTGCTCTAGGGTTACATTACAGCCGCAGGGTGCGGATAAAGAGAGGAAGCCGTTCGAATCCTATACAGTAGATGAACCGCAGCTGGAGATTGTTGCTCGGAAAAAGATAAAAAGAGGAAATGGTGATACAGGCGGCCCAAGGATAGAACTCTATCAGAAACAAAACGTAGCTTTCAAAAGATAGGGATTGATGATGATATGCCCAGTAATCTTCAAAATGTCAATGAGGCCCACAAGAGACGCGAACAGTTCCTGAAAGTCCACGGAGTTTCGCGTCTTCTTGAGATAAGGCTTCTTCATACGATGTGGAGAAAGAGGGATTATGAGAACCTCGGATTTGATTCCTTCAAATCTTTCTTTGAAGCTCCACGCGATTCTGGAGGCTTGGATATTTCTCAAAGCTGGGCGATTGAGCTTATTAAGACCTACCAGAAATACGTTGTGGAACTTCACCAGCCAGAATCCATTCTTGAGGAGTGTTCTCCCCGGAAATTGTATTATTTGAAGGGAGAGGCGACGGCGGAAAACGTCTCGGATATTGTGAACCGGGCCAAGCACACTCCGCTTGTAGAGCTTATGGCGGAAAGGAGAGGAGAGGATATAAACTGCGAGCACCAAAATCTTGATTTCCTCGCAAAGTGTCGGGATTGTCGCCAGTGGCTTCGCTATCAAACAAGGTCGGAACTCTTTATTTTGAAAAAATTGCTTGAGCAAGCCGTGAACGGCTCTACGAGTGAGACTGATTAGTGGAGAATTACCTTACGAATATAACCCATTTTGAAGAAAATGAAAAAGGATTGGAAAGGAAATAAGACAACCGCATTCGGGCAAACAGGGGCGAGAAACTTTGCGTTCAACGAACGGCAACCCGAAGATTATTACGCCTCGCCTCCCAAGTGTATAGACGACTTATTCGGCAAGGAAAACTTCAGCAACAGAATATGGGAGTGCGCGTGCGGAGAAGGACACCTTTCTAAACGGATAGAGGAACTTACGGGAAGTAAGGTTCGTTCAACTGACTTAATTGATAGGGGGTATGGCGAGGCGGGAATGGATTTTCTTCTTGAAAGCGACCCGTGGGACGGAGATATCATAACAAACCCTCCTTATCGCTACGCCCAATCTTTCGTGGAAAACGCGCTTCGCATAATTCCCAACGGGCATAAAGTTGCAATGCTTCTTAAAATCCAATTCCTTGAAGGAAAGTCCCGAAAGAAATTATTTCAGAAGTATCCTCCCAAAACTATTTATGTCTGGTCTGGGAGAATATCCTGCGCGCTGAATGGAAAGTTTGAAAATATAAAACACGGAAGCCCGATGATGTTCGGGTGGTTTGTGTGGGAGAAAGGATATGTGGGAAAACCGAGTATAGAATGGTTCTAAAAAATGACTTACATTCCCACCCCTCCTAAAGAATTATACGAACCTTCGGTCTCCCACGCGGAGCAGATTCGGATGCCGGTTCGACTTTTTGTTTTACAAAACGATAAGAAGGGGAATCCGAGGGTTGAGTACCCCGAATCTGGGGGGATATTCGCGTATTTCGTGAACGCGCTCTATCCCCAGAAAGGATGGCCTGACCCGGATACTTTGTGGGCGGTGAATGCGGTAAAGAAGATTACCAAGCTTGTCTTTTTTGACCTTTCTAAAGTCATTCACCTCCTTCTTCCGGGTCGGAGAAAGAGGCTTGAGCGGCTTCTTGCGGGATATGTGGATACCTGTGCGTGGATTATCGAAAATTCCCCCGGTTTTCGGATGAAAGATAGGTATTTTATGAGGTTCTCAAAAGGGTTGGATTTCTTTATAAGAGCTTTTTTTATAAATATGGGGTTCTCTTTGTTCTTATCTACAGATATTGGACTGATTTTCAGAGTTGTGTTTGAAAATGATGACACCTATCGTCTCCGGGTTCAAGATGGTATGTCAGAAACTTTGAAAGAAAGGATGATGGCTCGTCCAGCGCGAGAGATGTGGAGGGTGATAAAGATTATTGAGAAAAGAGAATTTACAGGAACGAGGTTGAAATTCAAAACCGTAAGATTTCTTTTGTGTCTTGCTCTTCTTTTTCCTTCTATAAAGCGAGCATTTCGGGTAGCTTTGTCGTATTCTTATTTCTCCGATTTTCAGTTTGACAAGGCAGACCGTTATTGGGTTTTGCCGCGCGATGACTATAACTATCTTGGGAGGACAAAAGAGGATAGAACGAAGGAGTTCATATTCATTCACCCGGCAGGCAAAATTCCTCCATCTCAAGTTATTGTATGAATGTAAAATTATTGAGGTCTTATCTTGTCTCTCCCGATTTCGAACAGAAGCTCAATCACCGGATTGAGCGTCTTCAAAGTGCGGAACAGAATCCAGTAGAGAGAATAAATATAATGATGGATTGCCGAGAGGATTTTTTTATCTGGGCTGACCTATTCGGCGTGGCTTACGAACCTCGTCTTCCCGAAATGCCGGATATTCCGATGTTTCTCTTCCCCCACCAAAGAGAGATGTGCGTTCGCATGATTGACGCGGAGGAGCGAGTGCACGATTTGTTCATTGAGAAAACCCGCGACATGATGGCTACGTGGACTGCCTTGCACTATATGTACTGGAGATGGCGGTTCAAAGATGGGTGGTACGGATTGATTGGAAGCCGCAAAGAAGAGGAAGTGGATAACCGGGGGCCGAGTTCTCTTTTCGGAAAACTCCGGTATATCCACTACGCTCAACCGCAATGGCTCCGTCCGCAAAAGTTTAGGAAATCAGAACACGACCTTCACTTAAAACTTATAAATCCCGACGGGAATGCGTATATTGACGGAGAGTCTGCAAACCCTAATTTTGGTAGGGGTAGAAGGTGTTCCATGATTCTTTTCGACGAGCTTTTCTTTTGGAAGAATATCCGCGAATCATGGCGCAGTTCCGTTGACTCGGCTCCGTGCCGGGTTGCCATATCAACTGCCGTCCCCTCTTCTTTCGCAAGGGGTTTCCGGGCCAGCATGGAGTCTCAAGGAAATATGATGACACTCGATTGGCACGTTCACCCCTTCAAAGACGAGGAATGGTTCCGGGCAGAGGAGGTTCGCCGCCAGCACGACCCGCTCGCCGTTATGGGAGAATTGGAAATTTCCTATCAGAGCGACCCGGAGCTTTCGTATTATCCTGAAGTGATAGGTTGTAAGGTTGAGGAATTCGATTACAATCCGGACTTGCCGCTCTACGTGGGAACGGACTTCGGGAGCAAGGACAAGTCGGCTTTCGTCTATTTTCAAAGGGATTCAGCCGGAAAAATATATTGCCTTGACGGATTCGAGAGGAATCACAAGAAACTGTCATGGTACTATCCGCTTCTTCGACAAGGGATAAATTTTGAAGTGAAGGATGAATGGGAAATTGAGAACAGGTTCACGAAAGAAAAGTTCGTGCTCAAGAAAACAGATTATTTCCAAGTGGAACGGGAGATGATTGCGCGATTTAACACGTGGAGAAATCCGGTGATGTACTGCGGTGAGGCAGCTCATCGGCAGACCATGATTAAAAGCAACTCGTCTATCGCGCAGGAATTGGCCGGGGTCGGGATAATGCTCCGCATTAACGATATGGCTATAGCTCACTCGGTAAGGCGAAATGCAGTCAAGAAGATGCTTCCCAATACCGTTTTCTCGTCAAAATTCGGGGCTTTGGACGTGTTTGATGCCTTGCTCAATTCCAAGTATCCCAAATCGAGGGAAAACACCACCAGCATTGAATCCGGGAATAAGCCAGTGCACGATGATTATGCGGATTTACGTTCCGCAGTGGAGAATTTCGCGGTCAATCAAGCATTTCAGATTGGAGGAGGGGTGAGGGAATTTGTGTACCGGAAGATTTCCCCACTTCATTAGTTGGAGGGGCGAGGAACAGCAGGACGAGCTGGTTGGCGATAACTTCTCGGGTGAGTTTATCCGCTCCGCTATACTCGGATTCGGGAGAACGCGCCCAGTCGTATATTATCGTTTTGCATTCCTCTATCACTTTTTGTCTTTCGTCCATAATTCTGGAACCCGCCGCGCATTTTCCGCCAACATAGGGAAGTTTGCACTCGGAGCAGACAAACTCATCATTCACATTCATTGACTTTCCTCCGCAACAGATAGAAAATCTTTCGGGGCAGCCCAGCGATAGACAGGTACAAACCATATATTTTCCTTTTTTGATTTATACTTTTTTGCATTTTCAGTTACCATGCTTCTATTCCTCTGTAGGATAAATTAACCTAATTATTGACCATAAATCTTTACCAAACTCCAACGAACTTCTAAACTCCCCTTTGCATTGTTTTGTGCAACCTTGATGTAAGTCACCCCAACAATTTTCACAACCATTAGTGTGAAAGTATTTATCTCCGATTTCAAAAAGTCTCTTTCTAATAGCCACACACTTAACAGAGCAGACAACACTGTTTTTTTCTTTTGCTACCTCATTTTTACATATTTCACATTTCATATATCCATCTTATCATATCCCATTTATTCTTGTCAAGAGATATAGCAGGTAGTCATCAGTTTGCAAGTTTCATTTCTACGGTAACAAATGTGTCATTCTTTGAACCGCCGTGTGCGACCGCCAAAATCTCTACGATTTTGAACCCACGTTCTTTTCCAAAGCCATTTGTGTTCCACCCAAAGGAAATGGCATATCCTCCTACTTCAATTTTCTCGCACATAGCCGTTTTCACTCCCTCATAGAACTTCATTGAGGTATTTTCTTTCGTAACCTTTTGTCCGAGATTTGTGTAGTGTTCCTTTACCTGTGTGAATGAGTAAGGTGGGTCAAACAGAACCCCCTTGTAACGGCCGTTCAATCCCTCGCAGAACGCAATCGCCTCAATATGGGACTTCGCTTTCCTTTCGGGATTATGGTCATTCGTAAATTCGGCAGGACTGTTATCTCCAGCAAAGGGGTCTATCCAACCTATACCCTCCCCAACATACTTATCCAATATCGCTTTTATCGGGTGGATAGTGAATGTCCAAGCCGATGGCATAGCCCACACACGAGAGAATACTATATCCAATTCCTCGTATTTTCCTTTATAGAGTTGTGCGATTTTTTTGTTCATATCGCCTCGATTCGTATTTTCCAGTGATCGCACTGCTCTTTTTGCCACGCGGTCAGATAATAACCGCGTATGTCCCTCGCCTCGCTTTGCCACTGGTAGCACTCGCGTTGCTCGTCCCGGTCTATGCCTTGGAGGAATATCCACCCGGCATATGCCACGAGTGCAGAGAAACCGATCGTCACCGCGATAAATTTCATTTATGGATTTGAGGCAAAGAACCTCGTGTATTTTTTTCTACCATAAAATTCTTTTTGCAAATTAGCATTCTTTTTCTTCTCCAGTTAAGGCGAATAAAATTCCGATACCAGTTAAAATTGAAACAAGAAGTATCATTGTGAAGTTTTACCAATTACATGAATCATAACCGGAACAAAAACCTTCGTGATTATTCAGGATAAGCAAAAGAATAAAAAGAAAAACCAAAGACCACGCGTATCCTGAAATA